ATCGTCCTTTGACGTACGGCTTCTTGGCCGACTCCTTATCGACGACGAACTTCTGTGGATCTGCGTAGTTCCACGAGATGTCGCCGCCCGTACCACGCTGGATCATAATCGATCCGGTGACTTTTCCTTCCTTGTCAGTCATGCCGGAACGATCCGCTCGCTTCGCCATTCCGAGCATAAATTGTCGAGGTTGATTGAAACCAACTTCCTTCATCACAATCACTTCTCTGGCCCAGTTCGTTAGGTCCGACGATCCGAATCCTGAGTAGGCCATCTCTGCCACGCTCTCCGGTTTGTCGTCTCGACCTTTGGGCTTTGGGAAGTGATGAACGAGAATCAGGACTACGCCCGTCTCCATCATAATCGGCTGGAGCAAGTGCCGCGTAAAGTTCGCGCAGACCTCGATATCCGATGGATTGCCGCCCATGTAGGAGAGCAGTGGATCAATGTAAACCACATCGACCTTAGTCTTGCGAACAAGGCGGCGGAGCATCGTCGCGAAGTCGGAACCCGTTCTCACCGTCTCGCGGAAGAATAACATGTTCGCGCTCCGAAGACCTCGCTCCCAGTTCTCCTTGCCGAAGGTCATCTGAGCAGCGCCCTTGAGCGCATCATGCTGATCGGCGATGTCGTTTTCCGCCTGAATGTAAGCTACTTTTAGCGCACGGACGGGTTTGACGCCAAACCAAGCTTCGCCGGACGCCCACTTCAGACCCTGATACGCGGCCATCGAGCTTTTGCCGCATCCGCTTTGACCGACAAAGAGAAGGGATGATCCGCGCCGAACCCACCTATCGCCGATCAAATTGTCAGGATCATTCTGCGGATCGTACTCGATGATGCTGTCTATCGAGAACTCCATCGGCATGTCCTGCGCGTCCATGTCGTCCTTGAACGCTTCCCAGTTCACTGCGCCCACATTGACGGCTAAGAGCTTCTGCTCCTTGCCATCGCGCATCACACCGGCTAACCGACTGAACCGGCTCGCGTTCTTATTCTTTGGATCGATGCCGATGCTTTCGAGGTAGCGATAGACGACGTCGCGGCGCTCGTTCCACTCCTCTCTATTGGCCGCTTCAACGCGCACCCAGCCGTGCAGACTCTTGCCGCCGGAATCTATGACGACAGATAGCGGGAGCTTTGACTCCTTCAACGCTGTCCATTGCTCGTCCTTCGTCTTCTCGTCCATCTCGACTAGGACATGGCGGAAGTTCGCCACGCCAGAGTCCGATCCGCTCTCGTCGAAGCATGGATTGATGCGGACGTATGCACCCTTGCTATCGCTGCCATTCCACATGGCGCTGATGGGCGGCGTGAAGTGGTTCTTAATCCATTCGTCGCGCTTGAGGAACGTACCTTTGGAGGCTGGCCTACCTCGACCCTCTTCGTCGAAAATGATGTCGTTGCAGATGCAGACAACTTCGTCCGACTCGAAGCAGGCTTTCAGGAAGTCGATTGTCGTAAACGGCGACGGAGGTTCCGGCATCGTTTGGATCGTGCGAACAACGAACTTGCCGGTGGGCGAGATGGGATTGCCGCCCTGACCAATGCCTGACTGAGAGGATAAGAGCCAGCCACGCGGCTTGTCGTGCGTCACGGTCATTGCCTGATTCACCTTGTGGGCCAATTCATAGGCATTCCACGGTGGAGAGCATTTCTCGTTGTACTCGGATAGCAGTGCTTCAGCCGATCCTCGCGACAGCTCGAATCCATGCACCAGAGCGGTAGCTACTGCGAAGGTTGCGTTATGACCGCCCTGTCCGCTGACGGCTCCGGGGGTGTTACGAAGCCATGCTCTGGCACGGTCGATATTTGATTGATTCATTGGATTCCAAGTTGTTTACGCGCTATGTCCCCGCTTTCGCCCAGATCATTCGAGGCGATTTGCTGGAGAACCGACTTTGATTCTTCGAACTTTGCGAAAAGGAGAGACAGCTCTTTGGGAGTCATCAGGTACTTGCTCCAGTGTTGGATTGGTATGGAGCGAGACTGAAACTTCGCAAAGAGCTGCTCTTGTGCTGCGATGTAGAGTTTAGGGTGCTTGTTCAATGACCGGGGTGAACTTGGCCTTGAATTCGGCCTTCGTTCGAACGTACACCTTGGGTTTTCCGTCACGGGTGTAGGCTATCCCCACCCATTTCATTTCCCCGATTCGTATCTCTACGTCGTCGGAAATGACTTCAACCTGCACCGTACTGTTTCCTGAGTTTTTGAATTTCATCTTCTGAGGCGTTATCGAGATGTCCTGTACCAGCCGCATGCCAAACGCCGTCAACAATTTGCGCCTTTGGTTTGGGCTTAGTCATCCAACCTCGAAGAATCGCATGGTCGATGAGTGCTGGCGCTTCCTTCAATAACTGTTCTCTAGTGATTTGAGTTTCCATAAATTAACCTTTTTTAGCCGTCTTTCCGCGCCATCCGCCTGCTTTTCTCATCCCGGGTTCCTGACCAAGTTCGTTGACGAATCCGCGTCGGATCAGCCACTCCTTGTACTTCTGGTCGATGTAAGCGAAGTGAATCTTTTCGGGTGATTCATCTGCTTCTGCTATCCGCATAATGGGCATTTTGTTTGCGCTGATCATTTGTATGTCTCGATTGTGTGTTTGTAGTGTCGCTCGGCTTGGGTGCAGTTCCAGCAAAGGTCTTGAGTTCCGTTGCATCCGCACCCGAGAGATTTGAAAAGTATGCTGGCCAACCATTGGTATTCTGCGATGGCCGCTCGCAATGTCTCCACGTCCGTTTCTTCGGACATGGGTTTGATATTCTCGCTCATTTGACGACGAAGAGAAGGAAGTATGCGCTGGCGACGACCATCCCCATTCCGAACGCCATGATGAGCAATTGCTTCAACTCCTCGGGCGAGGGCGGACGATTGGCTTTATGTATCACCGGCCACCGCCCATCGCGTAGTGGAGGATCAAAAGGGCGTCGCAGTTTTTGAGTGTGACGTCCAGATTCGGATACAGTTCCTGAGCTTTGCTTTTTAGCTTTCGCTTCCATTCTGGTCCGGTTTCGCATGATTTACGTCCTCCGAGTCCAAGTGGTTCTTGCCAAATCTTGGGTTCAACACGGTGAAGTGCGTAGCCTTGCGCGTAGCCTAGCCCCTGCACAATCCCGTAGTTCTCATGGAGCGTCGCCATGCTGGCCGACGACGTGAGTTTGCTGACGAACTTTGGCACTTTCTCGACCCATAGATGAGAGTCGCTGACTTTGAATCCGCTTAGTAACTGCGCCGTGTCTGGCAAAGACTCTGGCATTGGAAAGAGCAGTATTCCTTCAGCGGTGCTGACCGCGAATCCGCCGCCCACACCCGGATCGACCGCAACGATTGTTTGGTTTGATTTCATAATAATTTTGGATTTTCAATAGACCGCTTGATTGATTCTCTCATGTGCGAATATTTCGCCAGTCCAGTTCCATCGCATGAGTCGGCTCCGAGTTCCTCAAAGTATTCGTATCTGCCGGGAGTATTGATTCGCCCAATATGGCACCACTTTCCAAGAATTTTAGACGCTTTGACAATCGCAGCAGCGTGACGGGAAATCTTCCATTCGGTTGATCCACCGATAAAGATCGCGTCGATTTCATCCCAAGGAATTGAGAGATTCTCTTGTCCATCCTGACAGACGAGCGCAATCGGCCAGCCGGTCAACTTTGGACTCCAACGCTGGAAGCACTCCAGAGTTCTCATCGCAGAACCGACAACATCCGGTGCAGCTACAAACCGGCAGAGATTTTTTCTGGGTTCATGCTTTTTGAGCGTCCGCATGAAAGCTTCAGCGTTGAACTTGCTGAAGGCTCCATTGTCGATTCCAAACCTCCCATTGGGACGCTTTGGGTTCAGACCCGTAAGCGGAGTAAACAACTGCTCAACCTGAACTCCCAATTCACTCTCGCACAGATCGAAGTCTGTGGATGTATCCAGCATGACGATCATAAGCCGGAATCGTTGAGCTTCAAGCAAGCGGGACAGACTCCGCAGGGTTTCAATCCTCCGTTGTAGCAAGTCCAGATGTTTGAGCCGTTGATGCCCATGTCTCTGGCGATTCCGGCAATCTCCCATTTGCGCTTGTCGATGTACGGAGCGCATATTTCGACGCTGTAGCCGGATTCGTTGACTGTCTTTTGCATAGCGTCAATGAATCCACGCCGACAGTCTGGGAATTGCTCTTCATCGTCTTTGTTGCATCCAATCGTCACGGTGTCAGATCCAGACTCACAAGCGAAGTTGACGGCAACGCTGAGGAAGATGGCGTTGCGATTCGGGACAACCCACGATTGCTCGGTAAGTCCACCAAGCGGAGGAAGATCCACAACAGTGAAGACTACTCCAGCAAGCTTTGCATGATACTTGGCGCACAGCAATTCTTGGCTGTGACGCTGCTTGTAATCGAACATCAGCGCATGCAGTTGATGCCCCTGATTTAATAGGTCGTACATCATCGTTACGCTGTCGAGTCCGCCAGATAGGAGATGGATAATTTTTTTGTTCATGTGGGGATTTTTCATTCGCTCAATACTATTTTTAGTAACACAAAATAGTAACCTGCTCGGCAGCGATTCGAACCGCTGATTTCGTGTCTCCGCCCTCGCTCCACTTCTCGACCTTCACACGGCCTTTTACGCGCACCAGAGCGCCGTTCTGAATCTCGATGATCTTCTCTGCAACTTGTCCCCATGAGGACAGCTCGAACTCATCGAAGTCTTCGTGGAAGCGCCCTTCGTTGTCAGTCCAATGACGGGCGATTGATATAACGCGGCGCACCATGAGCGAGCCGGTTTTGGTTTCGGTTTGCCGACTTATGCCGCGCAGTTCGCCGATCAGATAGACTACGTTCTCGGTGGGCGTGGATGTTTCGTTTGCTGTCGTGGATACACTCATTGGAAAATACAACCTAGTTCACGGTAGCAGGTCATGCGCTTCTTAGCATGGAACGCTCCGATGGGATGGAATTTGTCAGAGAAATCTACGATTGTCGCGCAGTTCTTGGTTTCTGTTTTCCGCAATGCCCGACTCGCTCGTTGGATAGTCTTCTGCGACGACCGACCGCCGCTGACCATGATGAGCAGTTCGACGTTGGGCAGATCCAATCCTTCGTCGGCCAAGCTTGTGGCGATCATAGTCCGCAGGTTACCAGCCTTGAATTCTTCCATCGCGGCTTTGCGCTGCTTCTTCGCAATCTTGGAATGAACGAGCAGAGAATTCGGAATCCGTTTCTCGTAGTCCTCGCCCAGCGTGATGCGCGGAATGAGGATGAGGGTCTGCATGTCGAGATGTTCGACCGCGTAATTGATGGCGTAGTTGTTGCGCTCGCGGTTCTGGCAGATGCCGATATCGACAATCGATTCCCAAGCGCACATCCGTTTGAGTTCATCCTCCCTGATCCGCATGTACTTGACGCGAGTGTTGAAGAGCCGGTCGATGTTGTCGTCGATCTTCTGCTGGATGTTAAGGTCCGTGGCGTGGCTGATTTCGAGGTAAGCGTCGGCCAATGAATCGCCAATGTCGCTGCGCTTGATTTCGTAGGTGCGGTTGTGGAAGAGCGTTCGTGTTACCGTGTTCCGGTCTGGATCGTCGCCCCACGGCGTGGCGTCGAAGCCATAACGCAGTCCGTTACAGGACTCGATGATGCCTTTCAGGACTTTCGCTGCGCTCCTTTTTGCCTCATCGACGATCAGAAGCTGCTTCTTACTGAAGTCCACAGATTCATGCGGACACCGGATATCCACCTTCTCGTCCGGCACACCAGCCACCCTTAAGGAAACTCTTCCTTGCTGGCAGGTTTCAATCGTTGGCGCTGTCCATCCGAACGTCCACGTTGGATTCAGCGTGGCGTAATGCTTGATGATGCTCGCGGCAATCCATGTCTTACCGCTACCGGCGGGGGCGATGATCAGTCCATCGCTAGTTTTGGCCCACTCTACTGCTTTTTGTTGGTATTCTCTTAGATTCATAATTTTAGGAAATTTGCCCCTCCGCCCACTGCTTCATAGCGAGCGAAGGGTGTTGTCCGCACCACACGGTGCGATTCGCCGTCATTCGTTCGTTGTACTGTCGGTAGAAAGCGCGCTCGATTGCGTCGTGGCGCACTTCTTGTTCAGCAACTTCCTTAACGCTTGATTGGCGAAAAATCCGATCTTCAAACCATTCTCGTCGCAATGTTTGCGAACCTCTTCGTGGAGCGCCGAGTCGATGGTGATAACTGTGTATTTGGCTGTTTTCTTCATGTGGGGAAATATTTATTCGCAGGTGTAAATGGTGTCGGTCGTGATTGGCCTGCTTGTGAGTAGGTCATTGAATGATGAAGTCGAAGTTGATCTTCCAGTTGTCGCCGAGGCGGTTGTAGGTATCGCCCTTGATCTTCCAAGTACGCGGATCGCGGGTCATCTTGGTGTGACGGCAGCGGATTCTGACATCGATGTCCTTGAGCGCCACATTCCTCAGCCGGTCGTCTTCAGGTAGTTCGTGAAGGTGTTTCATGTCAGTAGGTGTTTGATGATTAGGTTCCTGTCTTTGATTGTCGCTCGGAGGATTTGTTCCAGAACAACGTGAGGGTTCACCGTGCTAACGTGTTTCCACTCTGGATTGCCATCCACGTTTCGAGCTGTATCAATACTGTCAACACGGATCATGCCGTTGGTTTTGTTTACGTAGATGAAGGCGCAGTCTCTCATTTGGACTCCTTGTCCCACGCTTGGATGGCTTCTTGAGTACGACGAATTACTGAACCTTCTCCAGACGCAACTGTTCCGATACGAGATGCACAATCACGGAGTTCGTTGCCTGCTTCTATAAGACTATTGATCTTCTCATTCAGCTCATTGGCTGCGTTGAGTTCGCGTTCCAACCTCCTGCATAGCATACCCAGCTCGGCTATGTTGTGAGCGGTGCTGTCCGAGATGGGGGTTTCGCTCATTTACACTCCCTCGCTTTGAGCATTGCGTCGGCTAGTTGATAGGTGGCTTTGGAAATAGCATTAACATCCCAAGACTCGTATACTTTCCACGCTACTGGCAACGCCGCCGCCGCGAAGTAGTCACGCAGGGTCATGCCATCGTTGTGCTGTACTCCGACTGGTGTTGGAAACGCTGGCCCGTCGTTGATTGGTGCGCTCACGGCTTGGCCTCCTTCTCCTCCCACAGCAACAGATCAGCGCGGAGTGCATCGTTCTCGGATTCGAGTTGCTTGATCCGATCCTCCAGTTTTCGCACCTGAAAGGCGATTGCGCGGAGTTCGCGTGGATGGTTGCAATCGGGAGACTCCGCTAGGAAAAGGATTCGTTGTTCTTCTTCTGTAAGTTTGTGCGCTTTGGATTGATCATCGTTTTCCAGTTCTTTGGAACAATCGTCAGGAATCACGAAGTATTCCTTCTGTTCCCAATTCCATGTTGGGACGTACAGAATTTCCAACAACGGTTCCATTGATCTTGTAGGTCGAGTTCCGACCTTCTTTCCGTTTGCGTATGCAATCATCACGTTTGCAGCGTTCAGCACTTCTTGTTTTGTCATTTCGTCTCCTTTGCTTTTGCCCACAGTTTAGCGGATTGTTCAGTAGCGTACGGCTCCATGATGTCTCCTGCTGCCGTGAGCGTTTTGATTCTGTCGTTTGCTTGGTTCAGTTCGTTCTTAAGTTTTACAACAACATGATGCGTGTGCTTCATGTTCACTTCGTTTTCCAGCTCAATGATTCGCTTTTGAGCTTCGACCAATTGATCGAAAAGGCTTTTGCTGTTTTGATTTGTCACGGCTTGGCCTCCTTGGCTTTGCGCCAGTTATCAACTCTATCGTTCCAGCTCATGTTAACACCTCCGCAACATAGACCATCGCCCGCCTCCTCCAGCCGCTTAATGCGGGCTTCTGCGGATTGCCACTTGTCGCGATAATGCGTCGCACGTTCGCTTTCGATGTCGCGCTCCTTAGTCAGGGCGTTGAGTTCGCGTTCGAGTTTCAGGCCTTCAGTTAATAGATATGATTCAGTGCAATCTTCCTGTGCCTTACGAAGCGCAAGGTCCATCCTCGGTGTATCACTCACGGCTTGGCCTCCTTAAATTTCATGTAGATTCCCCACGCATTATCAATTTTATCGGTAACAGCTTCCAATGTTTCGTCCAGCCGCTTGATGCGTTCATTGGCCGCGTTGAGTTCGCGTTCGATGTCGCAACCTACCTTCCAGATATTGGCAAATCCAGCATCAGGAGCGTCTAGGAGTGCTGATTGCATTCTTGGGGTGTCGCTGATCATTTTCGTGGCGTCAGGAATATGATCGTTCATTTGGATTCCTCCATCACTCCACACGGGAGCCATGTTTTGCCACCATCGATTGAATGTTCGTATTTTTCACACCAATCCTTTCTGTTCTCTTCGCTAGATGTGCGGTCGATCAACCAACGTGTTTTGGGGTATTCACAATTCCTCGCCTGCATTCCCAGCGGAACCTCATCCGCAGTCCATGGGCGGAGGACATAGGTGGGTTTGATGCGGTACTTTGTGTCGTCCCAGCCCCACCGAGGGAAATATAATGGTTCCCATTTTCCAACAGGACCCAAGACCTCTAGGTCCTTACCATCCACAAATGCCTGCATCACGCGGATGCATTCTTTAGTTTCTTCGATGTTCATTTCGATTCCTTATTCTTACGGTTCCTTGTCCAATAACTGACTTCGTAGTTTTTGATCTTCTTGGCAGCTTTGTGGATTTCTCCAGCCTCTTTCTTACTGATGCTGTACACTCCGGTACCGCCATCAATTAAGCTTTTGATCCTGTCGCTCATAGATACGTTTTTTAATTCTTGGGTCTTAGTTTCGAGCGTTATCTCGGAATACGCTCCCCTCCGTGATGCGTTTTAGAACGGCTTCGGATCAAGATCGTCGCCATCGACCTCGGCAATCGGAACCTCGCGCATGTTCTTGATGCGGAGCGTCTTCTTCGTCTCGCCGTTGACCATATACTCCTCAAAGCGAGCGGTGATGAGCAGCTCCAAGCCAGTCATCGACTTGAGGAACGCTGCGTAACTGCCCTTGACCCCAAGGAAGTCGTACTCGGTTCCATCGGGAACACTGTGCTTCGTCGCTGCGACAAGCTGATTGACGCGGAACCAGACATTCTCCTGATTGATAAAGCGGTCAGTGATGGATGCGCCATCTTCAGTCTTGAACGTAACCTTACAGACCTCGCGGCCTTTGGCGTCTAAGGTTTCCTCGACCTTGGCGACAGTGACGGTGTAGTCGCCTTCGGCATCGATGTATCGGCCTCCAGCATCTCGGCGGTTTACTTGGAACATAATTTATTCGGTGGTTAGTTTTCGGATTTATTCAGCACCCACTTAGGGCATGAAAGGGTTTGCGTAGCGGTTGGATAGGCTGGCCAACTGTCCAGTGCGCGGCATTCGTGCAGCGTCGAGATTGCTTTGCGTCGCAGATTCGCGCCAGCCTGAAGCCATTCGGCATCCAACTTGTAGATTGCGACGGCGTATGGCGCTTTGCGCTCGACCGCTACAAAGATGAAGCTATCAGCGCCAGTCATCTCCAGATAGTGCGCGGCCTGAATGTGGTAACCGAATGATGCGATAGTTCGCAGGAACGCTTCGGGCGATGCGTCGTCGGTCGTTTTGATGTCAACGAGCGTATGACCTTCGATCCACAGATCGGGACGCGCCTTGAGAGCGATGCCGGTTTCCTCGTCCTGAGCGAACACACTCGCCTCGATCCTATGCGGCAGATGAATGATGTCCCAGAAGGGATGACGACGGACAGAGTTGGCCACTCCTTGCACATCGATGTCTTCAGCGTGCGTCAGATGGATGCGGCTCTTGTGCTGCTCCTTCCACTGCTTGCCTTCCTTCGTACGTCCGTCGATGTCCGGCGGAACAACAGCGACGACTTGCGAGTACAGTTGCGGTTCAAGGACAGCGGTGTGAATCGCCGTACCCATCTGCATACTCTTCGTCGGCTCCTGATGCTCTTCCAGCGCGGCCCGATAGTGCGCCGGGGACTTGAGGATCTTGCTCATCATGCTCTTCGAGAGAGCGTCAACGGCGTGATACTGAGCCGCTGGCATGTCGAGATTGACGTGTTGATTGAGAATGCTCATTCGGTGGGCGGGTTAGCGAACGCGGTTGCTTTGGTAATGAAACCACTCGCATCAGCGAGGATCATGTTGGCCACCTTGGTGGATACATCGCGGAAGTTTTGGCCTTCCTTGATGAGGTTCTTGCTGATGAGGAACGCGTTGGCGATATCAGAATGTGGCTCAAGGATCTGCTCCAACTTCTCAACGAGCGAGAAGGCTGGTTCCGGCGTCACATTGACCGTCTGGCGCGTCGTAGCGGTGACGGTGGGTGCTGGTGAAGGGTTGGAGAAGTCGGCCACTTCCTCGGGCGTGTAGCGACCTTGCGTGATTCGCGGATCGAGCATGCGCGTCGCCTTGCTGATGACACGCGCTCTGAGCATTTCGGCGGGAAACTTTGCCCATCCACTGCCAGCCTTCGCGGGGAGCAATCCGGCCAGCTTCGCGTCGTCGGAGGTGAAAGCCACGCGGACCTTCTTCACGCCTTTCGAGAAGTCGGCGATGGCCGCGATTGCGTCGAACTGAATCCAGTCGATGTCCCAACCGGCGGTCATCAGGCCAGAGAGCATCGATTCGCTCTTCATGGTGATGTTGCCGTTGATCAAATGATTCTCGCGCTTCCAGCTCAGCGGAGTCATCCGGCTGGCGATGCATTCCAAAGCTAAGACATAGCCCTGCTCAGGTTTCACGCATCCAAACATGCCGGAGTGTGCGATCCAGTCGCCCATCGTCTTAACCGCGTCCATCGGACTGTCGATGCGGTCGTAGAAGTCAGGACTGACTGGCGGTTGCGTTGTCGCTAATTGGTTGCTGCTCATTTGTATTCTCTTGTTGTTTCTTTGTTTTTCTTGCGTATGGGTTCACTGCTCCGGTTGTCGCTCGACTCGTTAGAATCGCGGCGATGTCGGACTCGGTGAACAAGATTCGTCGGCCAATCCTCCTGTGCTGGACGCCGTCATGGCGCACGATCCGCCGTAGCGTTTCGGTGCATATCTGGAGCATCTCTGCTGTGGCCTTGGCTGTATAAACTTTCACTTGATAGAAATCGACAGCGTTCGGGTGTTAACTTGGGAAACCACTGAGTAAACCCGTCGAAGCCTCTCGCTCCGCTCTATGCCCGAACGCTGAAAAGGGGCTGCAATCAGGTGTTCAGTCACGGGCGAAAATCCACTAACACCCTGTCGCGAGTTCTCTTCGCGCTCTAAGTCTGATTGCAGAAAATTGGTCATTGTTGCGGACGTAGCTTTGCAGTTGTCTCAAGTCGTTGCAAGAGGATATTCGAAAACTTTTCGACCGAGGCGTTCTTCGATTCTCTGAAGGTAGGCCACTTGCTCCGGTGTTCCGTTCTGGCCGCTGCCGTTGAGGAACGTGATACGTTGATCCATCAGGTGGTCCTTGCGTCGCTGCCATTCCTTGTCTGACTCGCCATCGTGGCGATAGATCGTGTACGGACCATGATGGAGTTCCAGAGTGTACTGCTCAGCGTTCGGATTGATGGGCGTTTTCTCTGGCTTCGGGCCAAAGCCTTCCCATGCGCTGTCGTCGCTGTCGCCACCGGATTCCAATTGCTCCATGATTTTCTTGTTCGAAGCCTCAATTTCATTGAGACGCTTCGATATCTTCTCAAGAAATTTTGCGAGCTTGTCGAATTTTTCTGCGGTAACGAATTGCTGGTTTGTTTCCATAGTTGTCAGGGTTTACAGGTTTCCGAAAATTTCCTTCAGGTCTGCGGTCAGATCATCAGCCGAAGAGGTTTCTGGATCGGCTGAAGCTGGCTGGTTTTCCTTCTGCTTCCTCTTGCGCTGCTTTCCCTTGCGAAGCGCGTTGATAGCTTTCCAAATCTGGGCGATTTCGCGACGGAGGTCCGAGAGCTTGCGCGACTCAAGATCCTTCTGAGCCTCCTCATCGGACGGCTTCCAATCGCAGCCATGCCAGACTCGATGGGTTCGATCAAAAACCAAGACCTGACTCTTGACGTTCCGCATCGAGCCAAACGCTCGATTAGCCTCGACCAACCCACCGCCAATCGTCTCGACAATGTAGGCCAACAACTCGGACTTTTCCGAATTCAGATTGTGCCTCTTCGGAGGCATTTCTCGAAACGTGGACCGAAGCGTGGAGCCATTTGATAAGTAACTCATGGTGGAAAACAGATAAGTCTCTTTTGTCGTCTAGTCAACGTAAATCTACCAATGGCTCCTTCTAAGTTACCCTTGGTCTACCTAGCTCATCTAAAGATAAGCCTCCCCTTTCTAAAAAAGGGGAGAGGCTTATTCCGAAAACGGAATGCTTGCGCTCCGCCTTTGGGGGCGGTGCCGCTTCCGTTTCGGAAAAGGATATGTGAAGTGTTATTGTCGCTTTGTCGGTCATATAGGTCAGCGGGAATGCCTCGCAATCGATCAGAAATGCCCCGTAGAGCGTTCGTAAGCTGTTTGGCGGCTCTACGGACGGTTTCGCGTGTGTCCGCGCTAGAATCGAATCGATGAAATGGCATGGTGCGAATGAGGTTTATTGGCCTACTTTTTATCCGGCGAAAAGTTATCCGAGGATTTCTCGTGCGAGAGTGCGGAATGCTAGATTGGCGGTTGCGGGAACGACTCCGTTTCCGAGGAGTCGCAAGCGGTCCAAGATAACGGCAGACCGAGCAGACTTTCGACCCAAGCTGGATTCAAGCGTTCGCGCCGGTTCCCACCATCGCTGAGGTTCATTTGGTCCACTGGGCCATTTCCACGCATCGTCAATGTCGCTATCCGTCGCAAGATACGCCCCCCCCGGTCCAGTCGCGCAAGCGTCGCGAAGGAAGCATTCTGATCCTTGTCCTCGTTCGCTGTCGGCGTAGGCCAGAATCCAGACCCGCTTCCTAATATGTGGCGCGCCGCATTCTTCCGCGCTGAATAGTCCGCTCGCAACGCGGTAGCCCATGCGCTCCAATCTCTCCAGCGTCCATCGGATGCAAAGAGTTCCGTCTGGCATAAGACTGGTAAGCAAGCCTTCGACGTTTTCGATGAGGATGCAGCGCGGACGCATTTGCTGGAGTCCAATGAGCCAGTCGTTAAAGAGAAATCTTTCATCGGCTCCACCTTTGCGGAGTCCGGCGTGGCTATGGGGCTGACAAGGGATACCTGCAGCCGCGATATCCACCAGTCCTCGAAATTTTGCGTATGGGAAGGCGAGCAGGTCCGTCCAGATAGGTGCTGCATCCAGTCGTCCCTCTTCAATTTTCGCAGCCAGATTTGCGACGGCGTATGCTTCCCTTTCGACGTAAGCGACAGTGCGTAGATGCGGGATAGCCGACTTGAGTCCAATTCCAATGCCGCAATATCCGGCGCAGAACTCGACAAGATTGACGGGATGATGATGCACGGCGGGTTCACGGCTTGGATCGTTCTGCGGTGGGATAGATATCGTAGTCCTCGCTGAGTTCGACCGGGACGACGCGAATCCGCCCTTGCGTGTACTCGCCGGGATTTAGCTCACGCGCCGCCCGTTCCGCATCCTTGCGCGAGGAGAATTCGACCGTGCGGTAGCTGACGACCTTCTCCTTCATGTCGGACCAGCCAATCGCGCCGCTTAGCTGGACCTTATAGACTGGCTTCGCGAACAGGTTGCGGCTCATGGATACAGTCCTCCCGTGCGGATGACGCTGATGATCGTCTCCGAATCGTCGATGAGTTGCTGCCTTCGTTTCTCGCCTTCGCCAGTCGTATCCGCGCACTTATACATCCTGACGTAGAAAAGCGCGTCCTGAAGGCAGGTGAGCGCGGCGGCGACGTGCGCGAGACGGGTTGATGCGGATGCGATGAAAGGATTCTTAAAATCATCGGCCATCAGCTCAAGTTGTTTGGCCAACTCATCGAGCGGGATATTTCGGTTCATCATAGCGTCTCCAGATCAGGTGTACCGGGGCAGAGCTTATCGCCGTCCTCGCGTTCGATGATGAGTTCAAGGATTTGCGTGCCATCCTTCGCGATGAGGGAGCAGATATGCTTGTTGTCGTCGTAGATTGAGAGCGGTGTCGCGCCGGATTCTTGCTCCTCGCCCGTTAGAATTGCGTTGAACAGGTCCACGATGGTCTGGGCGTTCTGTTTGGATTGAATAGTTAGTTTCATTTTGTTGGGAAAGTCTGGGGTTTGTTTCGAGTCGCAACTGTCAGGGAATCCTTGACGGTTCGACGTTCTAATTCGCGCATAACGCGACGACCGTAGGCGCGGGAAGATGACCGCTTGAGGGCTTTTGGCCCACCTTGCCAGATGCGCGCCAGCGATTCGTCGGAGAGATGTTTGCCGTAATGGCTTAGGTATGCGTGGGCGATGAACGTCGCGACGGCGCGGTTGGTGACTTGGGCGTGCGCGTAATGCGTCCCCATGATGCGATTAACGTCGCGGACCATGACCGGCTTGATTTGAAGCGCGCCAAGTTCGCCGTGACGGCCACGGGCAAGATCATTTCCGCTGGATTCGATCTGGATGAGCGCGGATAAAAGCAATGGATGCATGATTTGATGCGCGGATGCGGTTTATTCGTGGGATTTGATGCGCGGACAGGGTTTACCGGATAACCGGAGCGGCTTAAAGCCCTTTCGCCTTCGCGATGATGGCGCGAGCGTAGTCTAGGTCGTCGTCGTCGGCCATTGGGTGCGCGAGACGTTCAAGGGCGGAGAGAAGATCGGGGGCGGATTCAATCAGAATGGCGTTTGGCTTGCCGTGGGTGTTGTCGATTACTCGCACGATGATATGGCCATTGGAATCCATGATTTCCCATCCGGTGTATAAGCCTAGGGTACGCTTCCATGGTCCGTCGCTTGGATCTTTAAGGTAATGTCTTGGCATAATTTTATTCGTTCTCTTTAATTTGTTGTTCCCAGTCTTTCCAGTCTTTCAGGACTTTATGCCCTGCGGGAATCGCTTTCGCAATCTTGCGCGTGATGAAAAGCAGTCGCTGATATTTGCCCTCTTCGCGTGCGTGGGCCGCATAGGCGCGCAGGTAAAGTTCGCGATAGGTTGGCTGTTTGGTTTTCATGCGTTGGTGACAGTGTATTCCGAAGCGAAACGAATGCCTTCCGCGCGGCCTGATTCGGAGCCGCCAAGTTCCGCTGCCTCGCGTTCTCTTTCGCCTAACTGGCGCGAATAGGCGCTCCAATGTTCGCGTGCGTCGCAATGCGGGATTCCGCAATCGCGGTTAAGGATATGCGCGAAGGATGAATAAAAGTCAGCGAGAACGGATTCGACCGCGTCGCCCATTTCGATAGCGCGGAGCAATTGCGCGTCCATGCGGGATAATTCCATGCGCGGGAGCAGGATTTCCACGGCAAAGTCGGTAGCGTCCGCCCAGACGGAGCTGTAGGCGTTCGTTTTGAGCCACAGGGAGCCGTCGTCAAATAGGTGGTACACGGAATCGTCCGGCGCGGTTCCGGCGCGGAAAGAGTCTGCTATGTGGTCCGCGAAAGGCGCGAGAGTTTCGATGAGGTCATGCTCCTCCCATGACAGGCTACGACACATAGCGTAGGTATGGCGGATGTAGGCCAGCGCGGATTGCGGGAGGTTGTCCGGTTTGAAGAATTGCAGGATAACGTCGCGGGAGATGAGCTTTTCAAGGACAGGGAGCAATTTTGGATTCATGATTCGGATTATTTGAGAGTGATTTGACCGTTGAGCATTACGACCGTCGGAAGATAGGAATTCTTTCCGTGCGTCCGTTTAAGGGCGCGGGAATGGCGGATCTGTGCGCGGGATGCGGTTTCGAAGGAACGATGGCGCGATATTGTGCGCATATTGAAATGATCGAAGAGGGAATATTTCATGGGATTTCAGAGGATCATTTTTGCAGCTTCGCCGGAGGCTATCCCTTCCAGCCATTTCTCTTCCGCATGGTAGTCGCCGGGATGCGGCGAAAGGCGAACGATCATCTTTCCTTCGTCGTCTCGATACCTTTCGAGAAGACACAAGTCACCAATGTTGTTGGGTAAAATGTTGCAGTTCATGGCACTGGCGTAGTTCGCCAGTTTAATTGAGACGGTTTTCATTGAATGCTTTTGGTTTGTTGCGGATAGAGTGGCCTACCCTTTCGCCCTACTCTTTCGAATAAGGCGCGGAGGATAGGTCAACGGTCCGCGTTGCAATAGGTGCGGTAGTCTATGCGGCCGATCAGATAGTCCGCGCATGCGCGGGAACGGTTTTCTGGCCATCCGACTGGGCCAGTCAGCCAATCAAATATGTCAGAGTATGTCAGGCCGCGTGCGGACTTGCGTGCGTGCGTGAGGTTACCGTTTAACAGGTTATCGACGGCCGTTGCTATGCGTTGGATTGATTTCATTGGATGCGTTGGGTTTAGGCTAGGTTGAACATGGCGCGAAAGTCTGCGTAATCGTGGCAAAGGTCCGTTGAGAAGCGATAGACGCCGATATCTTCCTGTCCGTCGGCGCGTTTGACGGTGACGAATTGCCACTTTTCGCCGGAGAGCATAAACGGATCTTCAAAGGAACGGAGGCGGATAAATTCTGCGAGTTTCAAGCGGTAACCTTTCCTGATTTGCGCGCCTCGTATTCCGCGCGATAGGTTTTATGCAATTCGTGAAGTTCTTGGAGCGTATCTAAATCAGTGTAAATATGTCGGTCCTGTAAATCCGAATAAATCCCGTCAATATCGTCGCCCAATAAATCCCGAAGGATGAGATATTGCCAACGAACCGGGAGCGGAAACTCCGCCTGTACGGCCGCGCGGTAAATCCTGTAAGGCTGCGAAAGCTTCGATTCGATAGCCTCGTAATGCGCGCGAAAGGTTTCGGCCGTGTGTTCAGGCTTTAAATGGAAAACCTTCCATCCGAAACCGTCGTTTTTGAGAACTTTACCGTTTGAGCGCACGGAAAACGAAGCTTTCAATTGATTGAACCGCGCGGTTTCGAAACCGTTGTTTGATAGTGTGGCCATGTTATTTTATTCGTTGGGTTTGATGGATTGCAAAGCGAGGCGTGCGGCAAGTACTGGCCCGTAGAAAACTTCCTTTGCTTCCAAGGACAGCGTTTGATTGACGGCGCGGCCGTCGGACAGTTTCTTGTCAAATGCGGACAGCAAAAGGCGCAAGGCGCATTCGAGTTTTTCGGTTTGATTCGATGGGTAGTTTTCTTTCATGTGGTTTGATTTGATTTGATGGATTGAAGGGACGCGTCAACCTACCGACGGCCGATAGATTGAAGCGGACCGTCAACCGGCCGTTGTGATGCGTTGAACGCGTTTGGCACCCGTTCCATGCGGTTTGAAGCCGACAATAAATCTACGGTTTCCTTTGGCGCATAGGCGGCAGGTGTTGCAGGAAATACCGTCAACGCGTTGTGCGGGGCAGATGACCACACGGTTGCCCTCCGGCGTTGTGAATCGGTCCGCGCTGTCTTGTGGGACAACGGCCGCAACCGGAAGACCGAGCTTAGCAAGTGTGTCGGCATGTGAAACGGAGTTGGCGGACAGATTGACAACAAAACCGCGTTCATTGGCGGACCGTAGTGCGGACAGATTATCGGGTGTCAACGGCTTGTGGGTGTAGGTAAACCCACGTTTGCCCATGTTTGCGGTTGCAAGTTCATCTAGTGCGGTTGCGTCAATATTGTCGCCGACACCCGGCAAATCTCCGGCTTGGTTATGCCGCCACAATTGACCAGCTGGGAAAGATTTAATCTTGCCCAAGAAAGCGGCCCAATCAAAACCGCGTTGACCGCTTGTCACTTTTGACCAATGCAACGCAAGCGGTCCAGAGTCGGCATAGCAGCCATCTTTCTTGAAAGGGCATGCATCGGAGCATGTGGCGGCCGACGAGGTTGACACCGGAATTGGTCCGGTTTTGACGTTTGAAGAGACTAAGGTTAGGTGAACTTTCATGGGATTAGTGGTTAGGGGTGAAACCGGCGGATGATTCGAGATAGGCTTGGATTAAGACTAGTGCGACAATTGAAGCTGCAATGACGAGTCGTTTTAGGGTGATGTGTTTCACTTTAGTCCTTTGCGTTTGAAGATGGCGCAAACCTCGGCAAAAGCTTTTGTTTGATTGCAGCTGTAGTGAACGCACCAAATAGATGATTTGGTAGCGCGCACGAATCGGGAAGGACGGGAAGCTTTGCCACATTTTACCCATTGCCCCCGTTGCAAACGGAGCGCGCCGGAGTAAAGGGAATCCTGAACGCCGTTGTCCCACAAATCGAGGATAGGAGTGAATTTCATCTGGGGACACTATGGGGTAAAAGCCTGTCGGTTGCAAGATTTATTTCGATTTATTTTGAGAATCTTTGGAAGGACAGGTGGAAGGCACGGAAGACAGAGGGAAAGCAAGATAAATCGAAAGAAAAGTGAAGAAAAGCGAAGTGAAAAGGCCCGCTGTCCTTACCTTACTTTCAAATCAAAGCCCGAATTTTAACGATAAAGTGGCGTACAAGATGTAGTGGTGTCCTGGTTTTGGGTACACTACAGGTTGTGGTGTTTTTGTTTGGACACTTGGCATGCTTTGTGGGACAAAGCTTAAGAATGAGAATTAAAAAGGAAGACTGGGAAAGAGCCAAAGCTCTTTACTTTGCGGGGCAAAGCTGGGACGCAATTGCAAACGATTTGCAGATATCTAAGAAGACTTTAGCGCAGAGAGCGTCCATCGAAGGTTTGACGAAGGTTAAGAAAGAAATGAGAAGCTTAGTTTCCACTAAAGAAATTCAAAGTATAGAAAGCCTGTCCGCAATCGTTCGGAGCAAACTGGCGGAAGATGCGGCCTCAACGATTGAACGCGTCAACAGTTACGACCTTGACGGCATCAAGGACGAATCAACACGGGAGCAAATCCTTGGGAGCGTTGCGAAGCGATCGGCGCTTGTGTTTGGCTGGAGTGAAGCTGGAGAAGCGACCAGCGTGTCAATTAACTTGCTTGGTTCAATGCCGGACCGGTTCGCGGAAGTCGTAGTCCACGGAACGCAGGCTGTGTCCACAGTCTGATAATGCATATTATCAGACTATAGTCGGACATTTTATGTCCTAGGGGGGGGGGACTAACAGACGACAGAAAAGGATTCTTTTTCCTAGGCTTGGCACAGTTTATGGGGTAGGACCTGGCACCCCCTTTGCGGGTGGGCTTCGTTTACGATACCCCCCTCAAAAATTTTCCGTCTTTTTGACCATGTTAAGTAAAATTAAAATTGGTCAAGTTATTTCTCTCAATCAAGCTGAGAGGAAGTTGGCCCACTTCGTAGCCAAGAATCGCAACGGCAATAACCGTCATTTCAACACTACGAACTTGAAGATAAGCACGGATGACCCTGCGACGGTGGATCTGGAGGGCATCTGCGGCGAGATAGCCTTCTGTAAGCTATTCAATGTCTATCCCGACATCGACACGGATCGTGAGCCTCCGCACCCGCTCTACGACGCGATTATCCCACCCATCCCACCGGGCATTCGCATCGATGTGAAGACGACCAAATACGAGAATGGGAAGCTACTGGTCGATGCGCGCAAAGGTTCCAAGACCGATGGCGTGGATTTCTACGCGCTGATGACGGGTCAATTCCCCGGTCCGTATACGTTCCGAGGCTTCATCGCGAAGGAGCATATCATCCAGCCGCACAGAATCGGAACGCTCATCAAAGGATACAAAACGTACATGGCGGATCAGAGCGAACTCATCGACGGTATTCCCGAGCAAGACTTATTCTGATTGACGCGTAAGGCACCAGTGTGTCTCAGTCCGGCTATCGACCTTAAGCAAGGCGGAGGCTTGGTCAGCCATCGCAAAACTGTCTAAGCGGCAATGACGCTCCGCATCGGTCAGCGCGTAGGCCGCGAATCCACGTCGTGTGGCATGGATAGAATGGCCTACCAAATGCAGATAACGTCGGTTTAATTTTTTCTCAATATGGCTTGTCCCAATGTCTTCAACGCCTTCGCCGTAGCGACTGAGTCGCTCGCGCAGGACGTCTATAAACGCGCCTCGTATCGCTCGATGTGGCTCAATATGATTGAGCGCGGAGAGTATCCTCAAGGTACTGGCTTGACCCAGACCTCGTACAACACGACCAGCATCGAGCCGACTTCGGCTGAGGAGTGGTCGGCCATCACGCTCGCCAGTGGCGACAACGGCGGCGCTTGCGATGTCACTTACAGCGAGGTTCCGGTTGGTTTTAATTCCGTCACTTGGAGTCCTGAGCGTTTCGCGCTGAAAGGCCCATTGCTGTGTAAGGATGACCTGACCTATGACCACCGCGTCGAGGCGTTCTTGCGTGTGTACTTGGAGAAGCTCTCGATCCGCGCACAGCGTTCATGGGAGACTCGCTATCAGAATACGTTCGCGAAGTTCGCGATCAAGGCTGTGGCCGACTCGTCCTTTACTCAGGTCGAGACGATTCCGTCTGGCGTGAATGAGTTCCCGTGGATTCAGACCGGATCGGTTGGTCAGGCGCTCAATCAGTCCACCTCTGAGTTGACTCAGGAGATGCTGGATGTCGCGGCTGCTACGCTGATCCGTAACGGTGCGACGAATCCTGATAGCTCCGGTTTCATCTCGTACAGCAGCGATGGTCCGGTATTTCCGCTATATATCGGCTTGGAGGCTTCGCAGCGTATCGCTCAGAACAACCCGGCGTTCCGCGATGACTTGCGCTTCGCTGATCAGGGCAGTGGCGCTGGCGCGGAGTTGCTCAAGCGGATTGGTGCGAACCGGGTGATTAAGAACTATCGCCATGTGCCGAATCTGTTCCCGCCCCGCTTCACTTATGCCGGTGGCAAGTACACGCTGGTGCAGCCGTTTACTAGCGCGAGCGGAACGAAGGGTACTGTGTTCAGCGTCAATTCGAGCTGGACGACTGCTCCGTACGAGGCTGCGTTCATCGTGACTCCGTATGTATTCAAGTCGCACATCGTGCGGCCCGTCAATCGGGTTGGCGATCTGAGCTGGATGCCGACCAACTACATGGGCGAGTGGCAGTGGGTGACTGGTGCCTACAAGCTCGATGTGGATTGCGCCGATCCGCTGGAGAAGAAGGGTCAGCATTACGCTGAGTTCGTTCACGCAAGTGAGCCAATATTCACAAACCAAGGAATGACCATCATATTCCGACGTTGCACAGGCAGTTTAACCCAGATCATCTGCTCGTAATCGATCAGAATCTCACACGAAAGATCCGCAGGCGTGAAAATGCTTGCGGGTTTTTCTTTTTGGGACATCGTTGCCTCGGTTGAATCAATAGGTTGAATGTCTTGTAAATCGCCTTATTGTGAGGCACCCCGTCACTGGCCCGAAAAGTTAGTGGCGGGTTTTTTATTGCCCGTTATCGCTTAGACATTGACATCCCAATAGGTCGCGTAATGCTCCCCGTATGCCGTCATTTACGATTCCAAAAGGCGTAGAAATCCCCGAGAACCTTGCGGAGGGCGAAGCGTTCCAGACTATGGCGACCATCGTTCTTGGTAAGAATGGCAAGGCGGAGGTCATCGAGATTGATGGCGTGGCCATTCCCGGATACGAGAAGAAGTCCAAGGGCAAGAAGCTGGCCGAGCGCGGTGAGGAGGAGGAGATGGAGGTAGAGGAGGGTGCGACTCCCGGCGGCGGTGGATTTATCGCCGAGGTGATGCAGCGCGGCGCTGGTCCGATGGCACGATAACCGATTTTCCAATAGAACGATATGCCAAACATCACATGCGACGAGGCGGCAACGCTCATCAACGAGGCGGCGTCGCTGGGATGTCGCTCACCGTGGGAGGTTGAGTTGGCCAAGCTGGCCCTTGAGAACCGCATTGCGACGTATCTTCAGGGCGGCGGCGCGACACGCGGTGCGTATCGGTCGGTGACGACGAGCGGCAGCGTGGTGAGCGGCGATTACTTCTTGGCCTGCGATGCGACGGCTGGCGCGATTACGCTGACATTGCCCCCGGCGGCGTTGGTTGCTGGTCGTATCTACGTTTTCAAGCGCATCAATGCTGGCGCGAATACGGTGACGGTCGATGCGTACGCGTCCGAGACGATTGACGGAGCGGCCACACATGCGCTGTCCCCGCAATGGAATTCGATTACCATCATTTCGAACGGTACGGCTTGGTTCATCACTTCGCATCCGTTCTAAAATATCATGGCAAACATTTCTTGCGCCGATGCGGCCACACTAATTGCGGAGGCTCAGGGAGCTTCGTGCATGAGTCCGCGTGAACGTATTCTGCTGGAGATTGGCCTACTCTGGGAGGCGGCGACGCTTGGCGGAATGGCGGATATCACGGCGGATAATACGGTGATAAGCGCGGACGTGACGATCATCACGGCGGACATGACCGAATTTCTGTAGGTCAACGAAACATTCATTTAGTCATATATGTCAAAGCAAACCATCAATATCGGCGCATCGCCGAACGACGGAACAGGGACGCCGCTGCGGACCTCGTTCGATTATACCAACCAGAACTTTACGGAGCTGTACACGGCTCTTGGAGGCGGCGTTGGTCTTCCCGGTGCGACGACTCAGGTCATCTTCAATGATGGCGGAACGAATCTGGCAGGCGATGCCGGTCTGGTTTACAACAAGACAACTGATGCACTGACCGTTGCCGGACTCGTCACCGCTGGCTCCGCCGCCATCACCGGCGCGGCTACGGTGGGGACGACGCTGGGTGTGACGGGTGTTTCGACGCTTGCCTCCGCCGTTGTTACCGGCGCTCTAACCTCTGGAACCAC